GACAGGGGAGTGTCCTTACAGCGTATTCGCTTATGAAGATGATGATACCAGTGTCTTTGGCTTCGGTATTCCGTATCTGTTGCGTAACGAGCAACGTATCGTTAATGCTGCTTGGCGTATGCTGTTAGACAATGCTGCTTTATCGACTGGACCACAACTGATCATCAATAGAGAACTGGTGACACCTTCTGACGGTTCATGGGATTTAAAGGCTCGTAAGGTCTGGTGGCTTACAGATCCAGAACATCGAGTTAATGATGCTTTTGGTAGTCATGAGATAGCCTCACATCAAGCAGAACTATCCGCCATCTTTGAGACAGCTAAGAATATGGCCAGTGAAGTAACGTCACTTCCCATGTTAGCTCAAGGTGAAGTAGGAGGCGCACAAGATACGGCAGCTGGCCGGTCAATGTTGCTTAATGCCGCTAACACTGTGCTAAGGAATGTCGTTAAAGCCTTTGACGATGGTATCACTAAGCCCTTCATCGGACGTATGTATGATTGGAACATGCAGAACAGTGACATCGAAGATATCAAAGGTGACTTTGAGATCGATGCTAGAGGCTCATCAGCATTGCTTGTTAAAGAAACACAGACACAAGCGCTGCTTAATCTAATGTCGGTATCACTACAGCCTATCTATACCGACCTGACTAAACATCCAGAACTGTATCGTAAAGCGATTCAAGCACAACATCTCAATCCAGATGACATTGTTAAAACCAATGATGAGTTGGAAGCGGAAAAGAACAAGCCCGACCCCATGCAACAAGCAATGATGGAGCAACAAGCAGTCATGATGCAACTGCAAGTACAAGAGTTGCAGGGTAAGATTGATAAGCTCACTGCCGAAACAGCGGACATCAATGTTAAGACGCAGTTCAGTGCGATGCAAACAGCCGGTCAGATTGTCCAGATGCCTCAGATTGTTCCTGTCGGTGATGAGTTGATGAAGTCTGCCGGCTATAAAGATGCTAACGGCACTCCCAGCACACAAGTACCACAAGGTATGGAGCAACAAACACCCGACATGCAACAAGATCAGATGATTCAACAGAATACCAGTCCAGGCTCACCGGCTCTACCGGAAGATGGAATGCCACAAGACCCTAACCAACCTCAGCAGGTAGATCCACAGTCAGCTGCTCAAGGTATGAATCAGGGGATTGAGACGCAACAGATTGAAGCGAGAGCAGAAGGTGGACCAGTTAATGCCGGACAACCTTATCTAGTTGGAGAGCAAGGACCGGAAGTCATTGTTCCACAAAATGATGGCATGGTTTTACCTAATCGTAAGCCTGATCCAGCAATAGTGGGTATGCAGAACGGTCAACCTGATTACGGCTATGGTAATCGTTGGGATGAAAGTACAAAAGCCTATACAGGCCCACCAAAAGGTGTTGGCTATTATGGTGAACTACAAAGACCCGATGGCAATATCTCTGGCGAACTAGGTATGGGTAGACAAGCTGGTGCGCATAATGAAATACCTACAATGGTGCCAGGCTTATCCTCACAAGAAATGTCAGCCATGTTATCTACACCAGAGGGCCAAAGATATCCTAACTCTGTTTATGATAAAGCTGAGAGTCATGCAGCGTTTAGAGAGTTAAACGGACAATCACCTTGGGCTGGTATCAATGATAGTAAAGAATTAGCACCTGATCTTAGGGAGAAGATGATTAGCCAAGCGATGGTTGCACCTAATGATCCACCGCGTGGAAAGCCTAAAACCCGCTAGAAATATGCCACTATTGCAGAAATGCAATATGTGGTAACATTAACCCGCACATAATTCAAGACTTATGATAGATATTACATCAGATACTTGGTTAGAGATTGAAAGTTTCATCGATGAACAACTGGCCGCATCAAGCCGCAAGCTGTCATCCGTCACACTGGATTTTAATCTAACAATGTATCACCGAGGAATAGTATCGGCACTGACTGACTTAAAGTCACTGTCAAACAAACAACCTGTTTCATTACTCACCAGTAACGAATACAGTTAAGTAACACCAGCCTGTCGGGAGACACGCATGTCAGATAATAACACTGCTGATTACAGCCGTGATGATGAAGATTTTGAAGAATTATTTAATGGTTTTGCTGAAGATGATGCAAAAGTAATTGAGGAGATAGTCCAAGAGTCAGTTGATGATGATAGTGAGTACGCAAGTGCTGATGACGTTATCGAAGATTCAGTAGACGACACTCAAGCACTTAAGCAACAACTCGAAGTCCTGCGTAAAGAACGGGATGATTTTGAGCATAGCTTTAAGTCTCAAGTAGGCCGTGTCAGCGCCCTGCAAAAGAAACTGGATAGCGAAAGCCCACCAGCAAAGAAGTTTGATGATGATCTAGCCGTTGCGATGGAGGATTACCCTGAAATCGTAAAGCCCATGATCGATTACTTTGAGCGTAAGTATGGTGACTTAGACCAACGTCTAGCACCCATACAGCAACAAAATGATCGTCAAGATGAGCAGCGCTACATCGATAGCCAAATCAATATTATCGACTCGAACATACCAGAGTGGCGAGATATCGTTGCGGGTAATGAGTATAAAAACTGGTTGACTGAGCAACCCTCAGCAATCCAAGCAATGTCTAGTAGTTATGATGCCCGTGATTATCAATATCTGATCGGCTCATTTCAAGGCACAAAGAACAAATCAAATGAATTGGCGCAACGAAGGCAAACAAAGTTAGCCGGCAATGTGGCAGTACAGAGTAAGGGTGTCAGTAAATCATCATCGGCACCCGATGACTTTAGTTCAGCGTGGGAATACTACGCGAACAAAAAGAAGTAAGGCACTGTCGGGAGACAGAGCAAAGCGATAGGCAGAGTCTTATCGTTCCTTAACAGGAAACACCAAACAGTATGATGGTTTTGTAACCCGCTAGCAGTGTTGGCCGGTCAAATAATAATCCCTTGTATAGATTTTGGAAAACAAACCGTTGTTTTCAATTATTTTTATATTAGGAATTATTTATGGCCAATACTACTTATGGCACCATTAGTCAAAGAACGGCAGCTTGGGCTGCAACCGAGATGTTATCTCACGCTGAACCTATTTTAGTTTTATCTAAATTCGGTCAGTCTAAACCACTTCCATCAAACAAAGCCGACACGGTTAAATTTCGTCGTCCTGTTCCTTTCGCTATCTCTACTACTGCGTTGACTGAAGGTGTTACACCGACTACTCAACAAATGACGTATGAAGATGTGACTGTGCAAATTGCTCAGTACGGTGCTGTTATTGCCATTACTGACAAAGTTGATGACTTGGCTGAAGATCCTGTATTGAAAGATGCAGCGATGATGGCCGGTGAACAAGCCGCTGAAACGGTTGAAATGATTACCTACGGTGCTATCAAAGCGGGTACTAACGTATTCTATGACACTATCGGTCACTCTACTCGTGTATCGGTCAACAGCAAGATTACTCTTGATCGTGTTCGTGCGGTTGTTAGAGCCTTGCGTTCTAATCGCGGTAAACCGGTTACTTCAATGTTGGCATCTTCTGCTGGCTATGCAACAAAAGCGATTGAAGGTGGTTATATTGCTTTCGGTCATACTGATTTGGAAGCGGATATTCGTGCATTAGCAGGTTTCACGCCTGTTGCGTCTTACGGTTCACGTCAACCTTTGTGTCCTGAAGAATTAGGCTCTGTTGAGTCTATTCGTTTTATCTTAACTCCATTGATGGTGCCATTTCAAGCGGCTGGTGCAGTGGTTGGCTCAACTGGTTTGATTGCTGACAATGCGACTAACATCGATGTTTATCCACTGATATTCGTTGCTAAAGAAGCGTATGGCTTAGTGCCATTGAAAGGTGCTAACTCAATCACTCCAAGTGTATTGAACCCTGGTACACCTTCTAAATCTGATCCATTAGGACAAGTGGGCTTTGTAGGTTGGAAAACTTACTTCGCTGCAAAAATTCTTAATGAAAATTGGATTGCAAGATGTGAGGTGGGTGCGACTGCACTTTAATCGTTAAACAAATGAGGGTACTTAGCAATAGGTACCCTTTTTTTTACTAAACAAGGAAAGCTCATGCTTGATTTTGAAACATCAGAGAACAAAGAAGAATTGATAGACCATGCTAAATCACTCGGAGTTGATGCTAATGCTCGCTTCAGTATAGATTCTATAAAGAAGCAAATCCGCGATGCAAGTAATACTGTGCCGGTTGTTGCTGATAAAAAAGTTAAACTCATGATCCATAAAACCGAAGGTGATACGGGATCTATTGATGTGCCTATCTCGGTTAATGGTAAGACGTGGTTAGTTAAACGCGGTATGGAAGTGATCGTACCGGCATTTCTAGTGGAAGTGCTTGAACACGCGGTTAAAGACATTTATGTCCAAGATGAAATTACTAAAACCATTGTGAAACGTGAAGTGCCTGCGTATCCGTACAGCGCAATGGCGATCTAAATGAAACAGAGTGCGCTCATCGCGTTAATCAGACGATACTCAGGGGATGATGTAGAGCCTTACGTTGTACCAGATACCGTATTGGCCAGCTTTATTAGTGAAGCTGAGACAGAAGCCGCTGAACGCGCTCAGTTCCTACGACTGGATAGCACTTACGATATAGCCGTCACCTCAGGTGTATCGGTCTATGCAATAAATCCTAGCGTTATTTTTATAGATTCAGTTCGGTTGAGTGGCGAGAGCAAGCCGCTTATAAAGACCACTCGACGCGAGTTGGATTTTAATATCAATAAATGGATTACTGAAGTCGCTACTCCCAACTATTATTTTCAGGATGATACCAAGCTCACGCTGTATCCAATGCCTGACAAATCTTACACGATGCAACTGGACGGCTCACGTCGGCCTATTGTATCAATGGAAACACCCAGCCAATACCATGATGACTTAAGCAACTGGTGCCTATTTCGTTTCTTCTCCATCAATAACAATGGCATGACAGACGTTAATAAAGCCCTTATGTACTCAAGTCAGTTTGATAAAGCCTTTGGTCACAAACGTAATGCGTTATATGACACGGTTAATCGAGCTGCTTCAGAACAATCTACTTTATATCGCAATCCATTCAATTTCTAAGGATCAATCATGCCCTCTACTACCCTTGCTAAAACAATAACCGACAAGGCTTCAGTATTTTTGGCTGATGCCTCACAAACTCGTTGGCTACCCTCTGAACTACTCAGTTGGTTGAATGATGGACAATCTGAAATCTGTGCCTTAGTGCCTAATGCTAATCCTGCTACCTCTACTGTTGCTCTAGTCGCTGGAACCAAACAATCAGCACCCACTGATGCACTGTATGTTAATGGATTTATTCGTAACATGGGTGTGGGCGGGACAACGCCAGGCGGTGTTATCCGACAAGTCACTCGTAACTTCTTAAATTCATTTATAGTGGGCTGGCCCAGTGCAGCAACATCCATTGTCGTCAGTCACATTGCTTATGATCCTGCTGACAGTAATGTCGATTTTTACGTCTACCCGCCACAGCCAGCCTCTGGTATGTCCAGTATTGAAATTGTCTACTCACAAGTGCCAACCTTGATCGCCTCTTCTGGAACACCGGTGATTACGGTTAGGGATATTTACGCTAATGCACTATTAGATTACGTCCTCTATCGTGCTTTTGGTAAAGATTCTGAATACGGCAATCAATCAGATCGTAGCCAGGTCCATTACAAAATGTTCTCTCAAGCCATTGGTATTAAATACACCATTGAGAAATCTGAAAATAATGGCTATAAACATAATGGTGAAAAACAACAGCAGCAACAACAAGCTAATTCACCCCAATAAGGATCAATCATGGCCTCCATTACCGATGCGAAAACTATTATCGATAAAGCCTCGTTATTACTGGCTGATGTCTCACAATCCTTTTGGTTGGTCTCTGAGCTACTAGGTTGGCTCAATGACGGTCAGCGTGATATTGCTACCACCATACCACAAGCTAATGTTAAAAATAGTCCGCTACAGTTGGTAGCAGGGGTTAAACAAGCATTGCCCAGCGATGGTATCTTGTTGCTGGATATACCGCATAATTTAGGCTCAACGGGGGCAACAGTCGGGACATTGATTACTCATGTGCCTAAAGATATTATGCTCAAACGTATCCCAGGTTGGACCACTACAATGGTTAATGGCATTGTTAAACATTATGTTTACA